TTATATACCCCCTTAATCCGCAAACAACATGAAAAAGTTAGATTCCCCTTGTACTTGTTCATCCGTTTTCATTTGTCTAATTTTGCGTTCTAATTGGTCAATCTGATTTAAAAGATTATCGTGAAAATCATTAACTGTCATATCATCCATTTTGTATGACTTCATACTTGCAGGACTTGAAGCAATAGATTCTAATATAGATAGGGCTGTCCTGTATATATTCCTTTTATTTGTGGCTGATTGAGGGCTATATTCATCAAATGGGTTTAGTTCATTTTCTTGAAGGTAAATAGTTAATTCAGATTGATCTAAATTGATACCTTTTGTCTCTAATTGTACACGTTGAAGGTTGTTCATGTTATCATTCCTTTCTAATAGAAATAAAAAACAAGGGTATATTTCACCCTTGTGAATTCAACTTATTTTTCAACTTTTCTTATTTTCAATATATCATGAGACTTAACATGTAAATTATCTTTTAACCTTATAATCGGATTTTCATTTTCAGACCACTCAGTTAATAATTTTTTACTCAAAAAAATTAGACAATGTTTTATTATCCTATAAACTTTTTGTTTATTATTTAATTTATCGCAACTGTCAAAAACAAGATCATTTATGTTTACTTTAAAAGTAATAATATAAGGTGTTGCCCTCTTCATCCATTCATATACAGCAAAATCCTTTTTCATGACTCTTAAAATATTTTCAAGTATTTCAGGATAACGAAGAATATGATTTACATTTCTGTTTTTATATATTTCACCATTAAACAAAAAACCATTGATACTTTTATCAACTCCAGTAATACTATATCCTTCAAGTCTCTTTTTAACCATTCCTGCTACTGGTGCTTTATCGTGGTACTTTTCCCAATCTATAATTTTTCCATCATTTGTAACTTCAATTTTTCCATTTTTCTCTTTAAAAGTAATTCCATACTCTTTAAAAAATAGACTCAAATCCGTATCTTGTAAAAGTGATCCAAATAAATTATAGATTGTAGCATTATCTTCTTCTAAGTCAGATATTCTTGTAGTGAGATGTGAAATAGTAATACTATCCATCATAGGAGTAATTTTTTCTTGATTATTATCTCTCTTAAGAAATATAAAGAATTTCTGCAAATCAACATCATTAATATCGCTATCAACTAAATCAAATTTATTTTTCACAATATAATATCGTATGCTTTCTTTTGATACTCCTAAGATGCTACTTAAAGAATCATATACATTATTCAAACTTATTGTATTTAATAGTTCCCCCAAAATAATCCCTACTTTTTATTTTAATATTAACAGAGATTTACAACGTCTAATATACAAATTTTAATTTTTTATCGGGTGTGTAAAATGATATGCTAGGGGGATTATTTTTTGACTTAGGGGTATAGGCTTAATTATATAACCGAATATCAAATGTATTTTTATTCAAAATAGACTTCCTATAATATACATTATGTAAACTGTAAACTAGGAATATCCATTGATGCATCAACTTTTCTTTAATTTTACCCATAATTTTCTTATTCAATATTTTATACATTGTTGATATATCAACGTTTTTCCTCATTCCACTACTCATTAGTAATCTAAAATCTTGCATAAAATAATGAATAAAATTTTGCTTTTATTTCATACAGTATTTTCTATAATATGGAATGAAATCACCACATTTATAACTAGTCAGAAAATTTTACAAAAAAATTCACAATCCTATTTTTTAAAAATAATTTGTATAACAATGACTGTGCAAGTTAGCATATCCTATAAAGTATCAAACCTTGACACTATCACATTTTTATTAAACTCCATCTCTAATTAATTCATACTATTCCACTGTGTTTTTATTACTATTCACATTATCCACAATCTTTGTATTATACTTCTCATTATCTAATCTTTTTAACTCCGTTGCTACATCATTGACATAAGGATTCTTAGCAAGAATAGTTTCTAAACTAATCGCCCCCATACCTTCTAGCATTTGAAGGTTCTCAATCGTTTCCTTATCATTGGATGGCATGTTGTAATGGAACACAAAATCAATAGTATCAAATGATTCATCATCAAATGTTACACCTTGTAATGCTAACAATGTTCTAATCTTCTCGTTTCTTTGTTCGATACCTTCTCTTATGTATTGTTCATTTAAACCTGCTTTAACATTAGCCAATGAGAATAATAATCTTATTGATACCTCACTCAAGTTACTTACATCTGTCTTATTCATACTAACAGCAGGTGTACTTGAAGTATCTAACAATGCTTGTAATAATGTTTTATAGATTGTCTCAAATGATTTATAATCTAACTTATTTCCTTCAAATTTAAAGTCAGCACCATCATCTAATGTAATGCCACCACCTACAATATTACTAGGTAGTCCATCACCTTTTAATTGTTGTCCTATTGCCACTGGAATTGGATTCATGAACTTATAAAATGAATCAGTATATTTACTTATTAAGTCCTCCATACTATCCAATATCTCTATCCAATCATCTAACTCTGATCTACCCTCAACATCTGATAACTCATTGTCATTATGATAGACAATAGGCAATCCACTTAATGAAACCTTCCTATCTATTAATCTAAGCGTACCGCCTTCATTGTTATACTTCTCCACATACTTATCAGTAAACACATTGTAATAACTAATTCCGTCACTCACATACGCTTCAATAAAGGCAATAAGATTATTTTCATGGTCATATACTGGATAACCTTCGCTTGCGTCTATTAACTTAGATTTAATGATCTTTCCATCAATGTAAACATATTCAGCCACTAAACCATATTTCAACACCTTATCGAGTATCTTTTGATTCAAACGATTATACTTTCCCTGCTTATTAACTCTAATAAACTCCTTCACTACATCTTCATTACCTGTAAATGTAATCGGGTTTCCTAGTAGATAATTTTGCTGAAATGACAATAATGTTTTGGCATATTGTAATACAATTCGTCTAGGATTAAACTCTTTACCATTATATTTATAACTAGGTGTCTGCTTAATCTTATGTTCGCCATTAAGGTATTTCTTTTTAGCCATTACATCTAATACACGTTGTTGATTACTTATAGATTGTACTTCTTCAATAAACCAGTCAGATTTATTATCATACTTTGCTTTTATGTATTGATCTAATTTATCAGTCAATTTCTATTCCTCCTTTGTAATGTTCTTAATGAACTTTGCAAAATAAAAAGGCTAAGTTCCCGATTGAACCTAACCTCAAATATCCACATAATATTTACTTTGTTTCATTGCTTGACAACACATAGCAGTCGCAATTACTAAGTCATCATGCAAATTAGCACCTTTTTTATTTCCCATTTTCCCTTTTACCTCTTGATAAATCTTCATTTCTTCCAACGTCTCGACACATTCTATGTTAATCATGCCTAACTCAAAGTTTTCCTTTAAGTCATTGATGATAATTGGCTTAGTTGTGGTAGTTGTCATAAATCCTAATTGGAGTTTCTTTTTACCTTTTTGGTCAAATATTTTTTGCTTTAATAGATTCAAATAACCATATTCTTTCCGTAACTTTTCAAGAAGTGGCAAACCATAACTATTCCTCTCCACACAAATGAAGGCATAATTAAAAAACCTGCCTAAACTGTTTACAATTTTAGCAAACTTATAGACAGGCACATCATTTGCATAAAAACTAGCCATTTGTTGTCCATCTGCATTGTATATAGCCATTGTACTATTATCATTTTCTCCACCCGTACCACTGGCAACGTCAACACCTGCATAGTGTTTAATTCCCTTTTTAGGCAGATGGTAGACAAATAGATTTTTATTGATATATGGCTTTAAAACATCTGGCAATTCCTCATATACTTCCTTAGTATCAAGAGGTGGAATGACATTTTGTAAACGTTCAAGTATTTTCTTAGTATCAAATACAGCATTATTACTTTCTGCAAATGCTTCATCTGGAGTAGTTGGAAATTCCCTCATAAACTTTTCTGATGAATTAGTTTCAATATAATATCTTCTGAACATTAACTGTCTAAAGGTTGCTTTATATTTATCCCTAAGTATCCTTTCATCATGTTCAAGATCATCATAGGATAATCGTTTTCCTTTATTATGTAATTTAAACCATGTCTCGGCTTCATCAAAACTATGTTTAAATTGGTCACTATATGCCTTTGCAAGCCAACTATAAAAGTGTGCTTTCCAAACAGATTCCTTACCTCTCCATGCCTTAACAAACATTTCTTGATAGGTATTATATCCCATAGCCGTACTTTCAATAATGATCTTACTATTAGGATTTTTTGCCAGTGCAGGAATAGAAGTTGCTATTATTTCTTCTTGCGCTTCGTTTGGATACTTAGCCATCTCTGACAAATGGATTAATTCAAACGTGTTACCACTTATACTATCTTCACCGCCAGCAGTAGCAACTTGAATACGTGAACCATTATCAAAATAGATTTCATCTCTGTTACTGATTAATTTCTTAGGGAATAGGTTAGGATACTTGTCATGTGGAAGGGAATTATACATTTTATTGATACGTCTTAATAATGATTGAGTAACTTTATTATGGTGTGTCATCATTAAGTAGTTTGTATCGGGTTTTGTACAAGCGGAATAAAGCATATAAGCCAATGACCACGTAGTAAAGCCAATTTGACGACCTTTTAGAATGATATTATATTTGACCATTTCATTTGTAAATTGTTCCTGTTCGGGGTTCAATACAAAGGGAATACTTTCACCGTTATTATCAATAATCTTAATGAAATTCTTTGCAAATAATCTAAAATCAGACATGACCTTGTCCAATTTCTTATTTTTACTTTTAACCGCCATCTACTCACCTCCAATATAAAAAGAGCCACATAAATGTGACCCCCTTAACTTAAATCTAAATCATCATCTTCTGAATCTTCTTCATCCTCAACACTTGTAAATGTCTGTGCTGCCAATTTTGCATTAGATTGAATATCCTTTTGCATAGACAAAAAGAGACGAATAGATTTTTCGTCTCCTTCTTTTGCTTTATCCGTAACAACTCTATATATTTCATCAAAATCATTTGCAACTTTTGATTCCAACAGTAACAATAATAAATTTTTATACTCTTGAGTCCGTTCCCACCTGTGGAAGGTATTTAATGATTTCAAATCAACAACTTTTAAAAATTCTTCTTCTGACTTTTTGGGTGAGAGTATAAAATATTTTGTGTAAATGAAAATTTCCATGTAAAAAGGAAGACCTTCTCTTGGTAGAATTAAGTCACCACAACCAATCCTAGAAAAGAGGTCTTCCCTATGAATCAGTTTACAACAGAAATTATCGATGCACTAGTAAAAAAANAAGATATTACCGAGGTTTTTCGTTCGCACTTGGAAATGGCGATCAACTCGCTACTTGTGACAGAGTTAACGGAATTTCTAGATTATGAAAAATATGACCGTATTGGCTTTAATTCAGGCAACTCACGCAATGGGTCTTATTCGCGTACGCTTCACACAGAGTAC